TCGATCCACCCGCGCCGATGGTATAGGTGACGGACGGGGCAATATCTCCCAGGCGCAGCATCCGCGCGGCATAGGCCCCGCCGCCACCGCCGCCCGTGCCACCGCCACCGCCACCGCCCCATGCCTCGATAAAGACCGGCGTGTCGTCGGGCAGATCCGGCGCTGTCCACGTGCCGCTGGCCGTCAGCGTCCAGACATGCCGCCCCAGCGCCGCGTCACCGCCCATGGTGGACAGGATCCTGAAATCGCCGCCGACATATTCAAGCGTCGAGCGCAGGCCGCTGGCCAGCACGCCAGCGCCCAGGGCCAGCCCCTCGGCATCCAGCACCGGCACCGCCGATCCGCCGTTGATCGCCAGCGTCACGCCGCCTGTGTTCGCGGCGCCCCACGTGATGCCGAAGGTCATCCCATCGACCAGCCCGTCACCGTCGAGCGCCGGGTCAAGCGTGGCGGTCACCGCATCGCCCGTGCCGCCCACATCGGTGAGCGGCAAGCGCGAGGCGTCGAAAAGCGATTTCACGCGCGCGTTGACATGCGTTCGGAGCGCGAGCCCGGTAGGGTCCGCGCCGAGAGAGGTTCTATCCGCCATTTATGCAAAGAGCTCCGAGGCTTCATCGATCAGCGTGAGCGCTGCGCCCATCTGATCGTCTGGGGTGACCCCGGCCACGATCAGGCGCAGGGTTTCGGTCGCGAGGGGGCCGACAGCCACAAGCTGGCCCTCATCAACATGGGTCGTCGGGCTGGCAAAGGTCAGCACGTCCGTCTCGCCGGTCACGCAGTCCAGCGGCTCAACATCGACGGTGCCGTCCGCTCGCTGGATCGCCGCCGCGCTGACGAGGCCCAGCAGATCGACGTTTTGCACCGCGTCGAAGTTGGTCACGTCATCGACGTTGGGCTCGTTGATGAGCGGCATGGCCGCGTCCAGCACAATCTGGTCGGCCCCGCCCGCGATGACCCGGCCGAAACCGTGCTGCTCGGACAGGATGTCATGCGAGACGGCGACCAGATCCCCGCGCCGCGAGACGATGCTCTCCGGCGGCGTTTCGAGCGCATAGGTACAAGACCGGCGCGTCAGCACCTCAAGGTCATAGGCCGCCCGCGCCCGGGCAGCGGCCTCGGTATCGACCCCCTCATAGCGCACCTGCTCCGTGCGGCTGGTGTCCCGCGCCGCGCCCTTGCGCCAGACGGTGATCTGCCGGGGCTGCCAGTCGCGCGAGGCGTCGTCAAAGGTCACGCGCAGGCCATCCGGCAGGCGCGCGAAATCCTTGGTGATCGTCAGGCCCCGGCTATTCCGAGGCGTGAACATCTGCACCGGGCTATCGGCTGACCGGTCCCGGTCCCAGATCACGCCCCAGACCTCGGACATATAGGGCCGCCCATAGCCGCAGCCCGCCACGATCCGCGCCGCCTCGGCCACCGGGCTATCGCCCCGGATGATGGCGTTGCAGGTGTACCCCTCGCTGGCGCAGTGCGCGCGGAATGGCACCAGCATATTCGCGTCGTCCAGCATGCTTTCGGGCAGCGGGTCGGCGTTTGACCGGCCGACATAGATATCCCGCAGGTGATCTGCGGGGTTGCTCGACACGCTCCAGCCGGTCCACGCCGAGCCGCCCCATGTCGGCACATAGCCACCCGCCAGGACGCTGATTTCCTCAAGCTGGACGTTGCGCGCCCGCACCGCCACCAGCGCCACCTCGTCGGTCTGCACCGGCCTGTCGTTCCAGATGCTGACCGACCGCAGCACGGCCACGGTGTCAGACAGGCCCTCGCGGCTTAAAGCGATCTCGGGCACCGTCCCCGAATATCCGAACAGGTCACGGACCTGCCCGCTGACCTCGTAATCCGCGCTGTCCCAGACCGCCTCGCGCACCGCCGCGCCACGCTGGATCTCGACCTCGTACTGCCCGGGCGCAAACGTCGCCGGATCTAGGTAGATGCTCAACTCGTCGGCGGTGCCGTAGACGTGCCGCACGGCGCTGGAGGCCAAGTTGTTGCCCGTCAGGTAGCCGTCACCGGACCCACCGTCGAAATAGGCGTCAACCGCAAAAGCCTCGGTGGCGGGCGCCACAGTTTGCCCCGGCGCCGAGATCCTCGCCTCAACCCAGCCGGTGCGCCCGCTCATCGACAGCGCAACCGAGCCCTCGTCGGCCCAGATCAGGCGAATGGTGGCGCGCAGCAGGCGCAGAGCGGCGGCGCGATAGTGCAACTCTGGCAGGACGGTCCAAGTGTCGGACCCGACCTCGCGCAGCCGCAGGCGCAGGGGGATGCGCACCTGATCGCCTTCGTCGGACGGGCGCCCCACCCCCTGCGGGAAAGCGACCTGGATCTGATGTTCATCCGGCGCCTGCCCCGTGGCATAGACGAGCCGCTGCGGCACGGCCTGCGACACGTCTATGGTGCGCTCCAAGATGTTCTGCGCGTCACCCTCAACCTTGTGCGCCGGGATCTCGGCATTAACCTGCTGGGTGGCGCCGTAGCGGCGCAGCAGACGCAGCGGCCGATCCCCGGGCCAGCCCTCGCGCGTCTCAAGCTGGACGCCCGGCATGGTCGCGGCTTCGGCCGACCCGATGCGAATGTCTTGCAGCCGGTGCGGCCCGGCCAACCCGCAGACCACCTCGACAACCTCGTCCTGTCCATCGAGCGTGACGAGCGGCTGGGCCAGCAGTGGCGGTGCGACACGGCGCTCGCCCACCACCCGCCACATCGCGGCGTTGGCCTCCAGCGGGTTGCCCGAGGCGCTGGCGCTGCGGTCCTTCTGCGCGTCTCCGGCGGGGCCGAGCGTCGGCGGCGGGGTCAGGCCACTGAGAAGCAGCGAGCCGATCAGGCCGACGCCACCGGCGAGGATGTTTGCCGTAAGCGCCTTGCCGATACCAAGCGCGGCGCCGAGATTGGCCGAGGCCCCGCCGAGGATGGCACCCGAGGCGATGCCGCCGGTCAGCGCGATCAGACCGAGGCTTGCCACCAGCGACAGGATGTTCTTGCCCCCGCCCCCGCCTTCCCCGCCGCCGTGCACGAGGTGCGATACCTCGATCACCGCCGTGGGCTTGGGATAGACCCGCTCCCAGCGCTCGCGCGGGATGACGTGGCCACCGATCATGGCGAGGTCCGCCTCGGGGTGCATCTGCGCCATGATCTGTGCCACAGAGTGCCCGGGGCCGAAGGCGCGCACCACCGGCACGTCGAGGCTGAAAGGCAGGCGATAGATGGCTCGGATCATGTCGGAAGCCCGGCTTCCGGCGCTGCTCGGTTGACTCGCTGCGGCCGAGAGCCCGACAATCGCTCAACTGTGTGTGGAGTACGAATCATGGCAGACCTGAAGTTTGATTTTGAAGACGGCGGAGTTCGCATGTCCTGCGCTGATATTGGCGAAGGCACCGTCTCAATACCGGCAGAGGATCTGGACAACGTTCTTGCAACGCTGGCGGAGTGCCGCCGGAGGCTAGTAGGGGAGGAAGATGATCCCCAAACCACCGGCCCGATCAAATCAGTCCCCAATCCGCGTTGGTTTGTGCAGCCCACAGCGCTCAACGAGGCGGTCCTGCTCCATCTGGCAGATCCGCGTTTTGGATGGCTCAACTATTACTTGCCGAAGCACGAAGCGCACCGGATGGGACAGCTCCTGCAGGGAGCGGCAAACGCGCCGATCACCCCGAGCGGCCCCGCCAACTGAAATGGTGAAGCTATTAGGGAGATCCGCAGCAGGTACCGAGCATCCTCCGCCGCCAAACCCATTCCCTGACCCTCTCACGATCTCGGTCGAGGTGTTGCGACTGCCCCCGCCGCCCCCGCGGCACCCAATCATTCCTTTCATGACGGTAATCTCCTGAAGCCTGTCACGCGCCCCGCCACGCTGGGATGCGTGAGCGGCACATGCACCGCGTCAGTCTCCCGCTCGGTGTGCAGCACCCAGCCCGGCCGGGTGACGACGCCGACATGCAGCGGCAGGCGGTGGCGGCGCATCAGCACCACGTCGAGCGGGCGCGATCCGTCAGCCTCAGCCCAGCCCGACGCCTCGGCCTGCATCGCTGCCATGACCGCCCGGTGCTGCCCGGGCGCGAGGTGCGCGTATTCCGGCAGGTCAACGCCCAGCACGTCGGCATAGACGCGGCGCACCAGCCCCCAGCAATGCAGGGCGGCGTAGGGCGTGCCGATGTAGCGACCCCACCACATCAGACGAACAGCCCCGGGAAGCGGTCCTGCGTGGCCCGGACACCCGGCCACGGCTCGGTCGAGTAATCCCGCAGCGTGACCCGCCCGGTGATCTGGATAGGGTCGATGGTCACGTCCGTCAGGTCGAAAAGCTCGAAGGTGTAGATCGGCGTCACCGTGCCCAGAGGCTCGCGCGGGTCCAGAGACAGATCGAAATCCGCCGAGGTCAACAGCCACGTGCTGACCGTAGCCCGGCCCGAGAGGGTGCGCAGGGCGGTCCCCAGCTTGCGGTCAATGTTCTGGATCACCAGCCGGGTCTCCGGCATCCCGTCCTCGTCAGTGAGCCGCTTGAGGCCGAATGGATAGGGCGTCCACGTCACCCCCTGCCAGACATAGGGCAGCACGTCCGCCACAACCCGGATCGGCTCGCCAAGCGCGGGGTGGTCGATCTGCGCGAACGGCAGCCAGACTGCAGGCGAGCTTTCGGCAAAGGCGTCGGCATCCGCCGGAACAGCGCGGCTCACAGCGCGAACCCCACGAGCCAGTCAACGCCAACCGGCGCAGTCGTCGGAATGTCGCCGGAATAGGTCCGCACCGAAAAGCCCCCCGTCCCGTTGCTGCGCTTCTCCCAGACCTCATAGGTGCCGGATAGCGCCGACAGATCGGCCGCCACGCCTCGGGCGTCGCCCACGCCATAGACGCCGCCGTTATAGTCGGCCACCCAAGCGGGGAGGCGGGCGCGAGCGCCGGGCACATAGGGCGCAAACCACGGCGTCCCGGGCAGGCGAAGGGCGGAGAAGGTGATCTCCACCACCTCACCGCTGCGCTGGACATGCCTCGGCGCCCCGACGAACCGCCATTTCGTGATGGCGCAGGTCCGGGGGTGCCGCCAGATAAACGGCTGCGTCCATTGCGCCAGATCGTCACGGCCCCACGCGGTCAGCGCCGCCCATTCGGCCTTGGTCTTGGTGATGACGCGCAGGGACCAGCTTTCGAATGCGGCTGTCGTCGCGGGGCGCTCGATGGGCGGCCCCACGTCCGGCTCGAAGATGCGGCGCATGTCCACGTCGCCGCCCTCGGCGTCCAGCGTCGGGTAAAAGGCGTCGTCCAGAACCCACGCGGTGATCATCGGGCGGCATCCGCTTTCGGAAGAGCCTTGTCCTGCCGCCCGCGCCCGAAGCTGCGGCCGATGGCAAGGTCAATCTCGCGCGGCGTCATCGGCGGCAGAGATTTTTTCCGGGTGATTTCCACCACCGTCTCGCCAGCCTCAGCATCGGTCCTCACTGACACGTCGATCAGATCCGGCGCGTGGTTGTTCACTGTCACGTTGATCATCGCCGCACCACCTGTTGCTTGACCCCGAAGCGGCCCATCACCTTATCCTGCCGCCCGCGCCCGAAGCTGCGGCCGATCAGCACGTCAATCTCCTTGTCCCCGTTCGCGCCGGTGCGCTCGCGTTTCTCGACCTGCTGGTTGCCGTAATTGTGGACGTTGACCGTGGTGTTGCCGCCGGTGGAGCCGCTGCCTCGGGCCACCTCCGCTCGGCTAAGCACCCGCTCGCCACGCTCAAGGATCGCAGGAACCTCACCCGCCTTGAGGCCGGGCCAGCCGCCATTGTGAAATCGCTGCGCGCCGGCGAAGATGGCCGGGCTCACCATGCGCGATGACCCGCCAGATCCGACGATGCCACCCGTATGCATGACCTTGGCCGAGGCGCCGCCTCCGAACATGCCGAAAATGCCGCTTACAAAACCGCTTCCGCCCCGGCTAAACAAGCCGGCAAGCGGCCCACTGCCGAACAGCGCCGCCTCCAGCGCAGCACGCGCCAAGGCGCGCGCGACGTTTTCCAGCGTCCCAGCAAGATCATCGCCTGCGACGATGGCATCCAGAATGCCGTCTTTCAGATCGGCCTGAATGCCCTCGAAGAACTGCGCACGATCATTGGCCTGCTCCTGGGCCTGCGTCAGCCTGCCGATTGCCTCGGCCTGCCGGTCGATCTGCTCCGACAGCGTTTCGCCGGTCTCCGCCGAGCGGGCGTTCAAGTCGAGCCCTCGACGGCGCGCTTCGTTCAACAGCTCTTGCCGGGCGGTGAGTTCGGCAACCTCGGCCGCGGTCCGACCGATCATGTCAAGCTCAAGCTCTGCCGCCTCGATTTGCTCGGCCATTGACCGGACGAACGCCTCTTCCTGCCGACCCTGCCGCGCCCCGCCCCTGGCGGCATCGCGCTGGTTGTCGCGATATTCGCGCAACTGTTCGTTCATCCTGGCAATGGCTTCGGCGTTCCCAATGTAGATTTCCCGGTCGGCCTCCCATTGCCTGCGCGCGCCGTCCGGCATTGCTGCACTCATGGGCCTCGTAGCCTCGAACTCGGCTGCGGCAAGCGCCCCTGCCCGGCCAACCGGGTTATCCCTGAACTGCCACTCGATCTCTGCCCGGCGCAAATCTGTCACGCTTTGCGCGGCCAGTGCGGCGGCGGCGCCAAGAGCTCTGGTCAGTTCGTCCGCGAGCCGCGCTGCTTGGCCGGCGGCCGCGCTCAGCGCACCGCTGGCGCCTTCGGCGGCGCCTTTCAGGCTGGCGGCCTCCTCACCGGCCTCGCGAACCGCCCGATAAAGCGCCTGCGCCTCGTCGTTCATCTCGGAATAGGGACCGAGCGCTTGCTCCAGCGTGTCCAACAGCCGGCGGGCGGCCTCTACAGCCTGATCGGGTGTCGCTGCCTCCGACAGGCTGCGGAGTGCAGCTGCCACCGCAGGGGCTTCCTCCCGAGAAATGTCACCAAGAGCCGAGCGGATGCGCGCAAGGGTTTCCTCGAATGGGCTTTGAGCCCACTCGCCATCTTCAATGCTCGACTGGAATTCCCCGAACTGCGTTGCGATCTCCCGCAGAGACGACCGGAGATTGTCGAGCGCGGTCACGCGGTCGATTTCCAGAAGAGCCGCAAGAAACTCACGCGCGGCGCCAGTGGCAGAGCCGTAGCGCTCGGCAAGCTCGGCGGTCGGCATGCGAGCCCGCTCAGCCGAATCCCTGTAGGCGTTGACTGCAGATGTCAGGTCTTCCAGGCGATCCTCAAGCGTCCTGGCCTCCTCTCCGCTCGACGCCAGCATGGCGATCAGGGGCACGCCAATGGCAACGACCGCGCCCAAAACGCCGGCCAGCGCGCCGAACCGCCCTCCCATCATCCCGACCGAACCGAGCAATTGCGGCGCCTGCTGCGCGAAAGCGCGGCTGGCGTCGGTGCCCATCGCGACCTGCACGGCGAAATCCGCGACCTGGTTCGATGCGTTGGTGATCATGAATGAGTTTCGGCTGAGGGCGCCAGAAAGCCCGCCCGCCGCAGCCGTCATGCCCGTCATCCGAGTGGTAGCGGCCTGCGCTGACATGGTGGATGCCGCATATTCTGCGTTCAGGCGCTCAAGGGCTGCCTCGTATCCGCCTGTGATCCTGATCCCAAGGCTTTGCGCGCGATTCAGATCGTTCAGCTGCTGCTCATAGCGCTGAGACGCAGCAAAGAGCGGATCGTATTTCGCTCGCAGCTTGTCCAGTTCCCGCACCATAACGGCGCCAGACTGCTCGGCGCTGCGAGCGACTTTCTGGTTCATTCGGTCAAAGCGCGACTGGATGCCAGTCGCGCTATCGGCCGCAACCTGAACCCCGCGCGCCATTTGCCGCTCGAAGCGGGCAAGGCTCGCCTCAAGTCGGACGGCGAGGGCCGTCTCGATCTCGCTCACTTCGCGTCCTCTTGAGCATAGTAGCGCGCCAGCATGTCCTCGAACTCCGCTTCAGAGGGCGCGCGCCCCTTGCCGCCACCGGCCGAGTAACCCCGCATCATGTTCAGCAGGTCCGCGAACGGCATCTGCCGCAGATCGACCGGCGAGACATTGAACACCCGGCAGATCTGCGCGATTTCCGAGAACATCAACCGGTCGGCCGGATCTGCTTCGGCCTCGCCTTCGACGGGCTCGACGCCGGTCATCACGGCAATGATAATGTCTGCGGCCAGCGCAGCATTCTCGATCATCGGCAGTCGTCCAAAATGGGCGTCCAGCAGGGCCTTGGCTTTGGCCTTATCCATGCCGCCACCGATCAGGCCGAGGCGCAGCGTGTGGATCACGTCGCGCGCCCAGAACTGCCCGGCGATCAGGCGGGCATAGATGGATCCGATGCCAGCCTCGCAGGCTTGCTCAAGGTCAAGGACCTCGCCTGTGCGAAGCTGGAACAGCCGCTCCTTGCCCGCCCATTCAGTGATCACTTCCATCAGGCGGACGCCGGAACCCAGGTGCGGCGACCGGCGCCGACGATGGTGGCCTCGACCTCGGCGGTTGCCTTGCCGGTGCGGGTGATGTTGAGCGTCTGCAGGATCGCCGGCAGGGCGTAATGACCACCGCCATCGGCCAGGGCCTCATCGAACAGTACGCGGCAGTTCTTTGTCGCCCCCGAATCCGACCATGTCCGCCACGTCGCCAGCGCCTCGATCGACAGACGACCGCTGATCGACAGGCTGGTGTCCTGGCTTTCGGTCCAGCGCTGGATTGCGGCCACCGTGCCGAGAGGATCGGTGCAGTCCATTACGACCGTTTCGCCGGTGTTGTTGGTCAGCGTCACGCGGTCCACGTTGCCGCCGCAGGGAGCGCCGAAAGTCTCGGACGATTCGCCGTCCCCGAGCAGGATCAGCACATTACCGGTAAGGGTGGGGTCAGCCATGACTTTTCTCCTTGGCGACACGTTGAGATTTGACGGGCTTCGCCGCGCCAGAAGCGATCAAGGCTTGCGCGGTGGCGCGGGGGATGTTCACGACCGACCCGGCCCTGAACGCCTGCACACGAGAAGGCGCAAGGCGGTAATCCGCATCGCGCAATATCTGAACTTTCATGGGTTTAGGCCTTTTTTAGCCCGCGGGTGACAGCGCGACTGATCCGGGTGCGGACGCTGCGCCGACGCGCGCGCCAGACCGGGAAAAAGAATGGGTTGGCGGTCATTTTGGCGGTGCCGAATTCCTGAAACGCCGCGTAAAATGCCTTCTTCCCACCGGCATAGATGGTAATCCGCATCGCGCCGTATTCGTTGCCGCCAACCGTCCCGATGGTCAGAGAGCCGGCTGGCGCATCGCCCCAAGTCCAGCCGATCGAGGCCTCAAGATCGCCCCTGTCCTTCGGCGCGATCCTCTTCATGTCGGCCACCAGCCCATTGGCAATGGCCTCCATTTCGGCCTGCACTTCGGCTCGGACTGCGGCGGGAATAGCGCCCCATCGGCGCCGCAGATCAGACAGCCCTTCGACTTGCGTCATCTGATTTCCTTCGCCACTGTGAGGCCTTTAGCGCCAAAAGCGAGTTGAACTATGCTCCGACTTCTTGCCGCCGCCGTCCTATCGACGGCTCCGTCGCTTGGCCTTGCCGATGCCAGGTCTGATTTCTGTCGCGAAAGCCTCAGGACTTCCTACATCGAACTGGCGACGTTCCATGTCAGGGTGCGTGAGGCGGTTGCCGATGCGCGAATGGCCTCAGTCGAGGTCCCAGAAGGGACAGATGAACTTGCCTCAGAAATGGAAGCCATCTCGGAGGAGTGGCAGGCAAGGTTGATCCAGCTTGCCCAAGCCATTTGCGCGCCGAACTAGGATCCGCGTTCTTCGATCTCTGCCTCGACCGTCACCACCCCGTGCCCCGTGATCCCGTCCGGGTCCATGAAAGCCCGGACGGCTGTAACCCGCAGAACCGCCAGCGCGTGAACGTCGAGACTGAGGCTTGCCAGGTGCAGCGCCTTCTTCACCGCATCGGCCAGCTCACGCGCCGGGCGCAACCGCCCGTCTCGCGTCCAGCAGTCGATTTGCAGGCTCTCGATCCGCCCGGCGATGCATTCCATGTCCTCGGTCGTGTAGTCGCTCGCCCCGAAGGTGACGCAGGGGAACGGGCCATCCGCTGGGCGCCCGTCATGGATGCGGTCACCGGCCAGCGCGCCGACGCCTGCGTCATCGACCAGCGCGTTGTAGATCGCGGTCTGAAGCTCTACCGAGGGGCTTGCCATCAGATCGCAACCCCGCTTTCGCACATAATTTCCAGCATTGACCGGTCATTATTCGGAACCGGATCGGTGCGGACGTTGTAGGCCCTACCTGTTCGCAGATCGCGCATCCGCCAGTCGGCAGTAATCGCCCGACCCTCGATGCAGTTCCAGATTGTGACGATGATCGGCTGCTTGTTGTCCAGCCGCGCCGCCATGACGCTCTCCCCGCCGCGCAGGTAGCGGAAATGCGCAGCGCAGGCGTAGGATCCGGCTCCTACCGTGGACCATCCACGCACATCGCCGCCCGACCCGTCCGGGGTCAGCGTCGGCGCATCGAAGGCGACGGATTCAAACAGGTCCATCACAGAGCCCTGATCCGCCATTTGCCGATGTAATGCGCGGCCCCCAGCGGGACGCGCTGCGCGCCCTCGATGTCTGCCTCCGTGCGCCGGCGGTAGTTCTCGGCAGCGATCATGCAGACCGCAACCTTGAGCTCAGCCGGGGCCTCTGCGAACCCGGCGGTATAAGTGATCGTCACCGGCAAGCCTCTGCCAGTAACGGCCGGCCATGCCTCCAGCGCCAAGATGCGGGCCGGGCTGTCGCCCACCACCTCATAAGCGCTGCCGTCGATTGTCACGCCGTCAGCCACGACGCTCTCCACCGCGGAGACCTCCCCGCCCGGCAACTCGACATCGCAGAAGCCATCGGGAAGCGTTGGCAGACGCAGTACAGCCTCCCGAGCGGTCAGCAATCGCTGCGTCTCTTTCTCGACGTAGCTGATGGCGGCCGGCAGAAAGATGTCCTCGATCTGGTCGTCGCTCTCGGCGAAGGTGATCCTGGCGTGCGCCTTGAACTCCTCCACGCTGACCGCCAGCGAAGCGGGGGCCGAGGGCGTCCAAACTCTTTCCCTGTAGCGCATGGACGCCCCCTGCCTTACGGCGCGATGGACAGCAGGTTGCCGGTCACGGCCAGCGCCGACATGGGCGTGCCGGTGCCGTGGGTGCCGCTGAAATCGGCCAGCAACTTGATGTAGCGCTTGCGGCCGATATAGCCGATCTTTTCCACCGTCGCCGCGGCGTGCGCCGCAACCAGCGAGGAAACGATGCCGCCGGTGCCGACCGAGGTCGGGCCGACCACGTCGGCCAGCGTCACGGCCTCATAGGTGTCGTCGTCGTCGCTGTGGGTCAGCTTGAATTCGACCTTGTTGGTGCCCGAGAAGGTGATGCCGCCGACGCCAACCTCCAGGAAGATCGTGCAACTGCCGGCGGTGCCGAGATCGACCGTGGCCGGCGTGTTGTCTGCCGAAATGGTCGCGGAGGGCAGCAGGATCGCGACCCCCAGTTTCTCGCTCTGATCGTAAAGCATGTCCGTATCCTTTCAGGGGGTGAGGCGGCGCGGCCGAAGCCGCGCCAGCGCTGTCACGATGCGGCGTTGACGAAGACCTTGACGGCCCCGCCCACGTCGATCAGGTTGCCGCCCGAGCGCATCCACGCCATGAAACCGACCTGGCCCTTCTTGGTATAGGCCGAGTCGGTGAAGCGGTACATTTCGACCGCCATCACGTCGCGGATGTGGTAGGCCGAGAAATCACCATAGGCGATGGACTTCGCCCCGGCCGCCATGCTCGCCATGTTCTGGTTGATGACGATGGCGGCGCCGAGGATACGATCCGGGGCGCCCTGCGGGTTGCCGGCCTCGTAGCCCGGAACGAAGATCGGGCGGCTGGAGCCGTCCTTGATCTTGCGCAGTTCACGCAGGGTCGTGTCGTTCATCATGAAGCGGGCGTTGCCACGCTCACGATAGGCCGGATCCACGGAGTGCTGCAGGTTGACCAGGCTGTCATAGGTCACCGCCGTGACCTGCGACGATCCGTTGGCCGCGGTCACGCCGACCTGCGCCGCGGGGATCACGCCGTAGGGCTGCGCCGATCCGGTGCCGACCGTGAACAGGCGGTTGGTGATACGGCCCAGGCGCGTCACGAGACGGCCGCGAACGAAAGCCTCGATATCGACGTTGCTGTCCTGCAGCAGTTCGATCGGAACCGCGACGACCTTGGACGAGAACTTGTAGACCGGCAGGCCGATGGTGCCAAACGACACATCCGCGTCGGTCGCCGTGGCGTTCTGCTCGACGATCTCGCCCTCTTCCGAGGTCCCATCCGAGGTCGGGAACGACATGTCGCCGATGCCCGAGGTCTGGATGATGGTCGAAACCGCGCGCATCCCGCCATAGGCCTTGAGCGCATCCAGAACCGAGGTCGCGACCTGCGAATCCACGGTGAAGCCGCCCTCGCTGCCGGTGGTGGTGGACATGGTGTTGCGCACCGTCGCCCAGTCCTCGGCGTTCAGCGCCTTGTCGCCGCCTCGCAGCCACTTGGCGTAGACGGCCAAGCCGGGGTCCTTCTTGTTGACCGCCAGCCGGTCGGCCGCGTCCGCCACCTCTTGGGTGCGGCTGTCTTCGGCGATTTTGGCGTTCACATCGTTGATGCGCTGGATCGCGGCGTCGATCTGGTCGATTTCGGCCAGGCCGGCATCATAAACGGGCTGGTCCTTGTCGGCGTCCCAGTCCTTCTTGTTCACGAGGTCGTGCAGCGCCTTGGCCTTCGCCGCGCGCTGCTCACGCAGTGCTTGAATGGACATGGTGTCCGTTCCTTTCTGATAAGGCCGCAACCGCGGCGGGGTGATCCGGCGCGGCGCGCTCAGATGGCTTTCACGCGCAGGGCCGCAATCCGTGCCCGGCGCGCGTGATCGTCTTGCGCCGCTTGCGGCGCAGAAAGTTCTTCGACAGGCTGCCATGGCGCTGCGGCGAAGGCCGAAAGGTCCCACTTGGCTGCCGGCCGCTGGTTGTTCTCGTCAGCAACAGCATCGGCCAGCTTGGCGGCAACCGCTTCGTCGGCGTCAAACCAAGTCTCGGCCTTCATCATTGCCATGAAGGCCTCAGGCTCGCCGCCCGACCGGCGCGCATAGGTCGCCGCGATCTGCCCGTCCAGTTTCGCCAGCAGATCGGCCGTGGCGCGCATGTCATCGTCGTTGCCGACTGCAAGGCCCCAGGCCTTGTGAATCATCATCATCGAGCCCGGCACCATTTCGAGACGCGCGGCCTCGCAGGCAATGACGCTGGCGGCCGAGGCTGCCAAGCTGTCCACCCTGGCGGTGATCGGCTGGCCATGCGCCCGCATGGCCGAAACCATGGCCTGCGCGCCGAACACAGAGCCGCCAGGGCTGTTGATCCGCAGCGTCACAGGTCCGCTGATCGAGGCAAGAGCCGCCATGAATTGGCGCGGGCTGATCCCGCCCCACCATTCGGCCTCCGTGTCGTCGCTGGCGATCACGTCATAGAGCCAGAGCGTGCCGCTCTCGGCCCGAAACTCGCCCTTGCCCTTGTTGGCAAGGCGCATCCGCATGTAGGGCGTCATTCCTCGCCTTCCTTTTCTTCCTGATCGTCTGGTGGCGCCGCGCCGGGCTCTACCGGGGCCATAACCGGCACTGTGCCCCTCATCTTCGAGGGCAAGTTCAGTTTCGTTCGCACCTCTTCCAGCGACATGAAAGCAGGCTCGCCAGCCCGGCCCAAAGCCACCCGCAGCGATGCGTAAAGTTCCTTGGTGTTGGCGCGCTCAAGTTCGGTCGTGTCGAATTCCGCCACGCGCCGGGACGTGCGGAAGAACTTGCGGTTGATCTCGTTCTGAAAGGCGTTCAGGTCATCGCGCAGCGTGAACCGCACAAAGCCCTGGCCCATCGCCTCGATGCCGGTTCCCCAGCTGCTGTTTTTCTCGACATGGCCGATCATGAACGGCGGCGTGCCGTAGATGCGCGCAATTTCCTCAACCTGAAACTTCCGCGTGTCCAGCAGCTGCATTTCCTGCAGCGGCATGGTCAGCGTCTGGACCTCAAGCCCGCCTTCAAGGATCATCGGCTTACCTGACCGGCTGGGGCCGGTGTGGGTGTCGATCAGTTTCTTGAGCCGCTCGAACTGCTCGTCGGTCAGGTTTTCCTTGGTGCGCAGCGCATAGTCAGGGCGCCCCATGTTCTTGAGGAAGCTGGACGAAAAGTCCTGCGCGTTGATCGCCAGCCGCCCTGACACGCGCAGAGCATGGCGCAGCGGGGAAAGCCCGTTCAGCCCGTTGAACCCGAACCCCGGCACATGCAGGACGTCGTCCTGATCCAGAACGCGCCACCGCGCCGCCTCCTTCGATGGCCGCTCAATCGTCGGGTCCGGCTGGATCTCGTAGATCAGCCGGCTCCCGTCAGGCGTCGCCACAACCCGGACCCGCCGGGGGTGAATGGGTGACAGCCCGTTGATCCGCCCACCCGGCCCGCGCAGGATCTCCGCATAGGCATCGCCATGCAGAAGTTTCGAGCCGACCAGAAAAGACCAGCCGGCCGCAGCCGACCAGCGGGGGCTGAATTGCTCGTTCAGCACCCACCACAGGTCGTCGCCTGGATCGCGCTCGCGGTCGCCGTCTTGCTCCTGCCGGTAAATGTGCATCGGCAGAGAAGCGATGGCGCCGGCCCGCAGGTTGACGCAGGCATAGACTGCCGAGACCGCCAGGGCGGCCGTTTCGCTCGGCCCGTCACCGTACCCACCGGTTAGCGCCTCCCACACGCCATCTCCGCGGCGGATATCCGCTGATCCGATTTCATTGCGCGCGCCGAACAGCCGCTCCTTTACCTTGCCGAACCAATTCATAGAATCCTGATCCTCGGTTCGGGGGCTGCCTCAGTTTCCGCGCCCCTGATGAACCACCCGAGCGCCATGATCAGCGCTACGGCGCCGTCAATCTTGTTCGCAGCCAGTTCCTTGCGCGGGTAAACGTTGTCTTTGGCGTCGAAGTGTCCGACCACGTTGCCAATCATCCAGTTCAGCACCGCGTTTCCTGGGTGATGAATCCGACCCTCGCGCATCAGCGCGTCCAGAGATTTCGTTGCCTCGGACATATTGGCGACCGTCTGCCGGAATTCCTCTGCCGGGAAGCCGTCCCGCTGCAGGTTTGTCACCAGGTAATTCGCCTGCCACGGGTCCGCGACCACTGCCTTAATGTTCCGCCCCGGAACTTCCAGCCGGATCTCATCCTCGATCACAGCAAAGTCGATGGTTTCGCCAGCCGTCGCCTCGATGTCGCCCTGCATTTCCCAGCCCCGATACATTGGGTGCCGGTCCTCCTCGATAGCGGAGCGGGGCAGGTAGAACTTCGGGAAGGCGTAGTAATGCGCCACCCCGTTGATCTTGCGCTGGTACAGGTTAAGTTTTGCTGCAATGTCGATCTTCGACGCGAGATCGAGCGCAATCACGCTGTCGTCGCTCGCGAAATCCGCCTCATCAAGGCTGATGTCCTGGCACCGGCGCCAGTGTTCCGTGTCGAACAGGGCCGAATTGGCATCGACCCAGATGTTGAGGTGCTTCGTCAGATAGTTCGCGCGGGCCGTCGCTACCTGCTTCGCCTTGCCCGCCGTCTGCAAAACCACCGCTGGATCGACCGAAACGCCCCAGTTCGGGTTTGCCTTGCGCAGCGATGCCTCGGAATAGTGGTCGTCCCCCTCGTCCACGGTATAGATGATGCCGAACGTGCTTTCGGTCGATCCGTCCTGCACCGATCCGGCCAGGACCTTCACAACATAGTCGCGGACCTCATAGCAGATCCCGTGCTTGTTCGCCCCGGCGGTGGTGATGACCCAAAGCATCGACTGCGGCCGCTTCCCGAGGCCGGTTTCAAGGACATCGTAAACGTCGCGCGTCTTGTGCGCGTGCAACTCGTCAATCACCGCCAGATGAATATTCAGGCCGTCCAACGTGTGCCCGTCCGCTGACAGGGCCTTGAAGCTGGACGAACTGCGCATCTGAACGATGGCCTGCGCCGGGATCTCCACCCCGAACCGCTTGCAGAACTTTGGCATCTTGCGCGCCATTGCCTGCGCGTCCCGAAACACGATGCGCGCCTGATCACGCGTGGTTGCCGCGCTATAGACCTCTGCGCCGGCCTCCCCGTCCAGCGCTAGCATGTAGAGCCCGATGGTGCTGCTCAGAGCCGACTTGCCGTTCCCGCGCGGCACCTCGACATAGACGCGCCGGAACCGCCGGTTTCCGTCTTCATCCACCCACCCGAAAGCCGTGGTCAGGATGAATACCTGCCAGTCAGCCAGCGCCAGAAGCTCGCCGCGAGACGCCAGAGGCCCCTTGATGTGCGGGCATAACTCCACAAACTTGCAGACCCGGTCTGCCCTGGCCGTGTCGAACCGATAGCCCGCCGGCGGATCCGCCAGATCGCGCAGCTGCCGCTCGCAGGCCTGCACCACAAACTTGCACGCCGGAATGAGGCCCGAAACCACGCCCTCGGCGTAGCGGCGGCCACGCTCAGCGAAGGTCAATTCGGCTTGCCCTCAAAGCCTGCAAACGGGTCATCCTCATCGTCGGTCTTCGGCTGGTAGATCTTCGTTCGCGTCGTCGGGTTGCCGCCAAAAGCCGAGCACTGCAGCCGGAATTCCTTGAACTCGTTCACGCCTGCATCGCCACGCTCGATCACCTCCCAAAGCAGGCAAATCACGCCGAGCGCCTTCCTGTCGCTGCGCGTGAGCCACGGCCATTCCGCGGCAAATTCTCGCCACGCTGTCTTCGCCTCTGCCGACAGATAGGCCGGCGGCGAACCAAGAGGCTCAGACGCTGGCTCAGACCTGTCGCGGAATCGCTGGGGGTCTTTTGCCGCTGCGCCGGTTAGCTCGGCCTTGCCCAGCGGCGTGCGAGGTCGGGCCATAAGTCGAATCCTCGAATTGCGGATGCGTGTAAAGAGTTGGGCCACGGGTAGAGCCGAGCAAGGGTGTTGCACTTTTACCACCCCCCCCTGCTGTGCTGCGATGCAGCGATGCGCGGCGGCTGCAGCGCATCGCACCCTATTGGGTGCCCCGCCTGATGGGGTATCCGTCTAGCCCGACTGGTCGGTGCGCCTCCTTGGCCCGCCTTACTTGGCTTAGCGGCACTCGCCGCTCGATGCTGGCGCACACCCCGTCATGGCAGTGCTTGCAGACTGCCCAGCAGTTGCTCGCGTCCCACATGAGCCCATCATCGCCATGGTGCGGCGTCTTGTGATCGACCGTTGCCGACGCCGGGCTGACCCTGCCCTCCACGAGCCCCGCCCCGCACATCTGGCACGTCCACAGGTCACGGTGCAGAATGGTGAGGCGGAAGGCCTTCCACCGCGCCGTCGAATACGGGCTCACATCGCCCGTTACCGGCTTCATCAAGCCGTGTCGCTCCATGTGATAACGACACAGCGTTCTCCGGTCGGCTCGATGGTCTCCCAACCGCTATCAGGCGCGCCCGCTCGATGGCCATTGAGGATCACCACGTCCGCTTTGCGCGTCTCGTCCATTCCGCCTTCTGCTTGATGGCCATCCGCTTCGCCCACTGTCTTGAAAGCAAAACCCCGCGCGGCGAACCGGCGGGGTCTGGACGTACTTATCCGAGGCTGACTGTGGGGTATTTTTGCGCGGTCGTCAAGAGCTTTGCGATGGCCAGTCGGCAGGCCGGTAGCCATCGAGGTATGCACGCAGGAGACGGACACTTTGCCTGCCCGGCTTGCGCGCTCCTGTCACCCATTCGCTGACGCCGGATGCGCCTCGAAGCCCCATGACGGCGGCAAGCTGGGCCTGCGTGAGGCCCAGTGTTTCGCAGGCGGTGCGGATTTCGTCGGGGGTCATGCGGCCTCTACGAATGCGATGACTTCTGCGGTGCGCGCAGCGTCCAGCCAGTGGCCGCTCTGCGGGTTAGCGATCCAAATGGCACCTTGGGCGTCGATCTCTGCCTCGTGACAGTTGAACTTTTCGCGCACCAGATCGGCCATGTCCACATCATTGGACGCGCAGGCAGACTTGAGCGCGATGACATGAGCGCCGATCTCGACGGCGGTAAGGCCATCGGTGTTGCCGTCAGTGCCAAGCTCATCGGCGGCGGCCTGCATCGCGGCCTCGGGCGTCTCGCCGTCGAAAGCGCCCCAGAAGGTTCCGTTAGCGTGGATTGCGAAGGTGGTCATTTCCGTTTCTCCCCTTGGGCATCGCCCGTTTCCATGCTCTATAGATACGCTATGCGTAATCGCATTGCAAGGGCAAAATCACGCTAGGCGTATTTTTTACACACCTGCCCCGCGAAGCATTTGCTCTGACGCCCGGCGCTGCATGGCCAGTACCTCGTGGCGCTTGAGTCCGGACATGCGCATGACAGCCCCGATGGGCTTGCCATCAGCCAAGGCGTAGATCGCGCGCTTGGCTGGATGGGGGTATCCGCCGCGCCAGAGGGCATGCTTGTGCCAGAGATCGAGGACAGCCTCAGCCCGCGTCACCTCTGCGGCTGTCGGCATGGGAGGCTCGGGCTCGTCGTAGAGCATGTCATCGCCCAATCCCTCACGCAGGTAGGCCATTTGCCGCTGCCACGGGGTCACCTCATCCGGCGCCTCTGGCCACGACGATTTCTCGGGGTAGCCGACGCGCGGAGGCGCCTCGAAGCTGCGGGAGATCCGCACTGCCTCGCAAAATAGCTCCCACATCGCGGTCCATGCCTCTGGACCCTCGTATGCGCGGTGATTTTCCCCGGCCAGGTCGATCCCGTGGAGGATGGCCTTGCGCCAGTCAAAGTGCTTGGTCATGCGGTGTCCCTCGCGCGTTGTGCGTCTGTGGTTAGGTGAGGCAGTGGGCGGTCATCGACCAATCCGTTGGCTGAAGAGCCAGTGCACCGCGCGGTACAGCTCGATGGTCTCCGGGCAATCCGGGGGCGATACCGCGATTGCCCATCTGATCAGCGTCTCGGACGCGGCAAGGCGCAGTTGCCGGATGAGATACCCCATCACATCACCTCCAGCGGCCCGGCGGGCTCTACGCGCTTCGGCGCCACCACGGGCAGGCTTTCCGCCCGGTCGATCATCTCGCGCAGGGCCGTGGGGCGGTGGAGGCGGTACCGGATGACCTGAACGTGGCCAATGCTGTGGTCCCAGCTTCCAAATTCGCCCGGGTGAACTCTTGATATGTGCTCTGTGCTACCAGGCGGCACGACCCCGCCATAGCCAATGCCCTTCGCGAAAACCCGATGCACCAGAGTCCCCACTGGCAATGGGCACCCCTTGCCGTCATGCTCGATCCACGGCCCCCACTCGTCGCTCATGCGTAATCCTCCGCGCGCTCAAGGCGTTTGCGGCAGGGGGCGACCCACTCGAATTGCGTCCCGCTGCGGTTGGAAATGGCGGCGAAGTCCCAGACCAGCCAGCTATAGGCGGTCGCGGTGCTGCCTTTCGGGCTCAGTTTGCCCTTGTGCATCACGACGCGCTCGCTGAACTGGAGCACATGGCTCGGCGGCGTCTTGCTGAACAGCCGCTCATGCCGCCTGACGCCCTCCAAGAAGGCGCTGCGCACGATCATCGCCACGCCGTCCTCGCTGCTGTCCAGCGCGCGCTCGATGAACTGCTCTGCCAGCCGGAAGGGCGGGTTGGTGATCGTCCACGCCACCAGCGACGGGCGCGGGCCGAACAGGTAATCAGCCACCGGGAACCCGGCGCCGTAGTCGAAGATATCGGCTGCATCGACGTGGCCGAAAACCTCGCGCAGCGGCCTGACCATGTGCCCGCGGTTGGCCGCAGGCTCTCGGCAAGTGCTGGTATCGGCACCCAAGGCAACAAGGCGCTCGCACAGCGCCCGGGTGGCCCACGGAGGCGTCGGGAAATCTTCCAGGCTGTCGTGGGGCTCGTGGCGCTGCTGCATGACCGCGGCGCTGGTGTTCTGGCTCATGCCTCGCCCTCCTGCGCTTGCAGCCATGCGGTACCGGCGGGGGTGATGGAGTAGCGCGGCGCGCTGCTCCTGCCGATGCGAGTGGCCATGCCCTCCTGGCATAGACCGCGCAGGCCGCGCCGCACGGAGTCTCCGCTCTTGCCGGTCAGCGAGCAGATCACGTCGACATTGCGCGTGTGCGCCGCAATCGTCCTGAGGATGGCCGCGCGGTGCTGGATCGAGCGACGGACCGTCGCCAAATTGGGCTCGTTGCTGACTGTAAGCCTGCTGCGGCCGACAGCCTGAGCGCGCCAGTTGCTCTGATAAAGCCCCGCGCCCTTGGCGGCGCGCATTTCGGCGGCAGCGACTTCGGCATAGCTGGCCAGATCTGGAATGTGGAAGGTCATGCGCGGACCTCACGCAGCAAGTCGGAGGCGACAGCCAGCGCCGCACCAGCGGTCAGCGGAACCGCAACGACCTCGCGCCCGTCCTGCCACACGTGCACCACGGGACCGGGACGAATGGTGATCAGCGGATCAGAAGACGATTTCATCGTTCAGCTCCTTTTCAAGGAGAGTGCGTTCGCGGATGGCGGTCATCTGCGCGTTGGGGAAGTGCTTCTTGGTTTCGTTCAGGACGTGAAGCCTGCTGGCGTCCATCGCGACGGCGACCTCTTGCAGGGTGACGATCTGCACGCCGGGGCGGAGCCTCTCCACGATCGGCCAGTCTCCGGTGTTCTGGATGACGACGAAGTGCGACCGCTCGTCTCGGTGCTCCAGGATGACCGGGGGCATTTGCTCAGCGCCACTGGCGACGGCCTCGGCCTCAAGGTGGGGAAGCCCGCGCAGGCAGACCCCGACCCATTGTGCGACCAGCTGGGGATCGTTGGCAGCGATGGCGGCGTTCAGGCTCTCGATGGTCGCGCCCCACTTCGCTGCGGTCTCCGGCGAGACGAGGGAGGTCAGGCGGTCGATGCCCCAGCGCTGCTCGGCGGCGCGCATGGCACGGTCGAAGGGGGCGATGGCTTCGTCGCAAGCGATCTCGCCCTTGCGGTTCGCCATGCCCATGAGGCGGTCGGATTTGCGTTGGCGTGCTGGATGCTTCATTTTGACCTCCGGAAATCGTGGCGCAGCGTGGGGCGGGGAAATTGGGGAACCCCCTAAAGGGGGTTTCCCCGTTTTCCCCGGCTACCCAGCCGCAATGCGGTGGCATGGAATTTGCCGGGGAAAGTGGGGGAAATTAGGTATTTTGAATTTTCCCCGGCAACGGCAAGTGCCTGTTTTCATGGCGGGTTCTTCCTGTCAGTGCGCCATACAAGATTTCCCCCTGCACAAAGAATGCCTCGCTTCTCGATCAGCGCGGCCATCGCCTTGTTGAATGAGCTTTTGGAATCAGAAACCGACATTTTTCCCATCGAAACCGACCTCAGATCTTCACGGCTTACGCATGTGAATTGGCCGATTTCGGGCATCCCGACACCGCCCGGATTGGGCCGGCAGAGCCCTTCTGCGACCAGTTGGTCGAAGGCTTCTAGGATGATCTTCTGGCTCCCCCCGAGGCCCTTTTTCGCCTGCGCAGAAGCGATGACGGCCTCGTCATCGACCGGCTCAAGGATGCAGGTAACGACCTCATCACCGTCCTGATCGATACCGAGGGTGACGCTCTTGAGACCAAAGGCGAAGGTCTCGCCGCCGTTGTGATCGCGCTGCTTGGTCACCATGGCCATGCGCGGCGCTCCGTCCTCAGAGGGGGGCGCGACCTCGATCTCGGTGTCTGTGGCGGCTCTGAGGCTGCTGTGGCCGCGTGCGCCTCTGGCTGAGTCCTTGCCGGTGTGGTGTACCAGCATGATATGCGCGCCGGTGCGGGCGCGGATGGCATCGATATTGCGGATCAGCGCTGTCATGTCCTGCGCGCTGTTCTCGTCGCCACCAGCCATGACGCGGGACAGGGTGTCGATGACGATCATCATCCGCCCGTCCGGGCTCTTGGCGCGCACCGTGGTGGCCAAGTCGACAATGGCCTGCAGGTCTGCTTGGGCGCGCAGGAGATCAAGCCCTGCGCGCTTCACAGCGAGCGGCACGCTGGCAACACCATACTCCTCACGCAGCGCCACGACGCGGTTGATGATGCCCCTTCCGCCTTCTGCGGCCAGATACAGCACGCCGGCCGGGGTTACACGGCGCCCGCGCCACTCCGCGCCTATGGCGACATGGAAGGCGAGATCGATGGCGAAGAACGTCTTGCCGCTGTTCGAGGGCCCGTAGACGACCGACATGGTGCCTTCGTCCAGCATGCCCTTGACGATGTAGGCGCCGCCTAGAGAGGGCTGGAGGTGGTCGAACCACTCGAGGCCGTCGTCGTTGGTGACGGGCGCCGCGGCCTGCTCCGGAGCAAGCGTGGCATACTCCTGCGGCTCCGGCGTCCAGCCTTTCCGCCGCGCGCCGTCGATGGCGGTTTGCACCTCGCGGCGCGTCTGATCGACGGTATAGCCGGGCAGTGTCAGCGCATCCGTCAGCGCATGGATCTCATCATCAGAGAGGCCGCGCCCGACATAGGAGCCGACGAGACGCACCATGTTCTGGTGCCAGTTCTCGCCGCTGAGGGCGGCGCGCTGCGCCTCGGAGCGGTCAAGGCTGGGGCCGTGGCCCCCGGTGTCGATATGCAGTGCGGTGGCGGTCTGCTGGGGCGTGGCGGCTCCTGCGAAGACGCGGCTGAGCTGCTCGAAGGGAACGGGAGCTGCGCCATCTAGGTGCCTGATTGTGCAGATCTCGGGCACATAGCCCTTGGCGCGCTTGTGTGCGGCCGGATGCGAGATCGTACCAGCCACGCGCATGATGCGACTGGGATTGATGACCTGCCGGTCGCTACCGAAATGGGCGGCGATGGCGGATTGGGTCTCGCGCCAGGCGGCGAGGTCATAGCACGGCTCAAGGAGCTCCCAATAGGTGTGAACGCGCGTGAAGGGCTCGCGGCCGGTGACAACGGCGGTGGCAACGCGCGGGCCGTCAAAGCGGCGCACATTGCCTTCGCTGGTCGGATCGTCGCAGTCGGCCCAGAGGAAGAATGCGGCGAGGATATCGGCATCGGTCGCGCCCTTACCGACATTGGCTGTGGCGCGGATCGGGTTGCGGACGGCGTAGATATTGCGCCCGAGGCGGTTCATGCTCACAGCGAATTCGACCGCCTCGTCCATGAGGGCGATCTGGAAACGCTGAACCTGCGGCGAAAGCCCTTCTGCAAGGGCGCGGATTTCCATATCCGCGGCTTCTGGAAGCTCATGCCAGCGCGCCGTCATGTACTCGAGGTCGGCGCGGATGGTTGCCGGATCTGCGGCTTGCTTTGTCTGCGGCACCACGGCCCGCCCCCTCGTCTTTGCCTTGTGCGCCCCGGCCGCTAAAGCCGGGGCGGGTGGTCATGTCTGCGCTTACCAGTGAGCGCCGGCAGGCGCGGCAGCCGATTGGGCAGCCTGTGCTGCCGGAGAAGGTTCGGTCGCGACGCCGGCGGCCGCGCCTTCTTTCAGGCAGTCTGGGCGAGGCACCCACTTGATGACCTCGAGGATGGGCTCGACCGTAGAGCCGCGCTTGAACTGCACGGCCTTGGTGCCGGTGAGCTTGACCACAGGCAGCATGTTCGGGCCGGGCTGTTCTTTCAGCGCGGGCACGATGCCGACGAAGGCGTTCCACGCGGCCGCGCCGGCCTGTTCCCAGGTCGCCGCATCGGTGGCCGAAATGGCGCAGCGCATCGAGAAGCCCTTCTTGAAGTCATCGCCGGGGGCGGGCTTGAACTGCGAAACGCTGTCATTCCAGCGCCAGTCGGGGGCCTGACCGGCAATGCCTTCCGAGCGCTGCCATCCGGTTTTCATGGTCTCGATGTCGAGAACCACTCCGGACTCGAAGGCCTTGAGCACGGTCTTGGTGTTGCCTTCCTCGCGGAGGTAGAAGGACTTCGGCGGGATCGCACCGTCTTGGGTTCCGCGGGCCGACCACGAGATCCACGGCCCTTCGGAGCCGCTGTTGCCGGTGTCAAAATCGAATGCCATGATGGCGTTCCTTTCGTGTCATTGTTGCCAAGGTGGGCAGCTGGATTGCCTGGTTCCGCCCGGCGCGGATCACGAAACGCAGGTGCTGCGTTCCGCGTATTCCAATAGGATCGCGTCGAACTGTTCGGGCTGTTCGACGGCAAGCTGTTCCAGGAAGGGCCACCAGCGGATGAAGCAGGTCCTCAATCGCGCGGCGCTGCGATACTTCCGGAGTTCGCCGGTGACATAGTCGACGGTGGCACTGATGATGGCGGCGCGAGACGCATCGACTGGGAGCCGGTCAAGAACCCAGTCTGGACAGAAATCAGAGGCGGTGCGGGTTGGCACGCCCAGGTCGATGGTCACGCTCATGCTGCGCCCCTCTGGCGAGATGCCCACACGGCGATCAACACCGCTTCAGCCCGGCCGTCGTCTTTCGCCCGCTTGAAGAGGTCAGCCTGATCCGGAAACATCTGGGATGCCGCCTCGCGACTGGCGCGTTTCGATGTGGACAGGCCCATCGCCTGCTTCCACTTGCTCGGCTGAACTTCCGAAAACGGGATCGAGCGCCATTGTAGCGCGCCGGTCAGCGTGCCGTAGGCCATCGCAATCTTGACGGCGTTGGTGACGCCGATCATTTGCGGGAAGAACGGCTTTTCGATCGCGCACCGTTTGATGATCGGCAGTGATGCGATCAGATCATGCAGCGCGGCAGTCGTATCTGGCATGTCATAACAGGCCACGGTCATTTCGTGCGGGTCCAGCACGGCAATTGCGCCGCTCCTGCCTGGGTCAATTCCGAGGATCAGGCTCATGCGTCCCTCCCGGGAAAGGGACCGGGGCGCGCGGCCCCGGCCAGTTGGGTCTGGACAGACGAGCAGGCGGGGAGTTTCGGCCGCGCTTGCGTGCGCCCGTTGTCTTTGCCTGCGGTACTGCGCCCACGCGGGGCGGCAGATCCGGCAACCGCGCCGGATGGGGAGGATGCGGGCCGGGCGCTACTCCGGCTGTGACGGCTTGAGCCATTGCGCAACCGCACCAGCCCTTCCCGCGCACTTGGTTCGCTGTCTTTGGCGCAGTCCGAAGAGCGTTGCGCTTTTTCAGGCCCCGTGAAGGCTGGGGGGCGCCGTCTTGCGCTCAGCGTGTCTGCTTTCCACGCCGCCGCATCCACGGCGACAGGCTGCAAGCCTGCCAGCGTCGAGGCGGCACCCCGGGAGGACGCTTGCGCGCTGTCCCGGGGGCCTGTGATTAGCCCGCCTGAAGCTGCGGGCGGTGTGATGCCGGTCTTTCCCCGGCGCGTTGCATGGCGGCCTCCATGGGCGTTGCCGCGGTCTTGACCATGGGCCCGCGATGTACCCGTCACACAAAGGTCGAGCGCGGCACGGCCCCTTACTTTGCCATCGGGGCCGCCAGCCATACCGGGGCAGCGGGGGCTGCAACCGGGCGCGAATGCTGTTGCCGCGCTCGGGAGGTGCATGTGCTGGCCAGCATTCGCTTGGCGCCCAAGGGTTGCGCCCTCTGCGCCTTCGGAACATGCACCGCCGGAAAGCGGCTGGATAAAGTTGCCGCCCCGGCGATGGAGGATGGACGCCGGGGCGGCGTAGTCGCGCAGGGAGAGGGCGCGGCTATGGGGGGTGGGGGAGGTCATCCCATCACCTGCATCGCAAAGGCCACGGCGGCGCAGGTGGCGGTCAGGACGAGACCGGCGGTGGTGAGGCTGCGGTCTCCCTCGCTGTGGGCGATGCCGGTGGCACCGGCCAGCAGGAGAGCCCAGATCCAGACGATGGCGGCGAAGAGGTGCGCGGTCATGCGGCGTCACCGGATTGGGCGGCGGGCATATCCGCCCACGACCCGACAGGGACCGCGCCATCCGTGGCGCGCTCGATTTCGATCATCTTCTCGAACGATGGACGCCTGTACCCAGATAGGTACTGGCTCAGCTGCGAGTTGCTGACGTTGATCAGCTTCGCAAAATCCGCCTTCCGGCGCGCGGCGAGGTATTGGATGAGCGTCTGCATGCCCTATGTTTAGCTGATGGCTAAACGTGAGGCAAGAGCTTGTTACGCTATTCGCGAATGGAGGATATGAGGTATCGAGCGTATGCTTTTCGCATGACGCTAAACCTCAACATCCGATCTATCCGCAAGCAGCGTGGACTGCGCATCTCCGACCTAGCGGAGATGGTGGGGGTCTCTACAGCCCACATGTCAGAGGTCGAGAGGGGCGTAAAGAACCTCAACAACCACTTGATCGAGCGCCTTTCCGCTGCGCTGAAGGTGCCGCCAGAGGCACTGATTGCCGACGCGACCGGCGTATCGAAGTTGACACCTATTCTTTCTCAGCTGGACGACGGAGATCTGGGGAGGGTCGAGGCGTTTGCACTGGCCCTGCTGAAGTCGGAAGCAATGACCCAGCGAAATTGACCAGGGATTCTCGCCCCCTGTCATCCATGGCCGCAAAAGCCGCCATGATACTCGCAAGCAATTGAGTTCGCTGGGCTGGATGCATCTTTCACCTCGCTATGAAATGTGAACATTCAGCGAACACTTAACTGCTGTCAACGCACGAGACATTGCGTTCCCGCGCTGCGCAGACAGAACCTCTGGTGATGCAGCAATCTTCGGTTGCAGAATCGGCTATCACGGAACCTTGATGCATGCGAGATTTCACCACCAAGTATGGAGAGAATCACCCAATGAATTTTGCTGTTCCGGTCATGATTTCCGCGGCTCTTTTGTCAGGCTGCGCTACGATTACCCGGGGTCAGAATGACGTCCTTCTGGTCAATACGGCTCCGGCCGACGCCACCGTGACGCTCAGCACGGGCGAAGAGTGCACGGGCCCTGCATGCTCGTTCCGTCTTCCGCGCCGGTCCGAGATCGACGTGACCATCGCGCACCCAAGATGCCAGCCTCAGACCATCCATGTGACGCACCAAACCGCCAGCGATGGGTCTTGGGGGATGGCTGGCAATGTCCTCGTCGGGGGGATTATCGGCCTCGGGGTCGATGCGGCAACCGGCGCCTCGCAGGACCTCGTGCCGAACCCGGTCAACGCAACGCTGGAATGCCGATAGGCGCCCGGGCCAGGCGTGCTGCCGTCTCCAGTTCAGCCCCTCATGATCGAGGGGCCTTCCGGCCAGACAGCGAGCGACTGAGGTAGGCCATCCACGCAACGCCTTGCAGGAATACCATCACATAAATTCGCTCAGGGGAAACCGCCTCGGCGTAGATTGCCTTCACGGTCAGATAACCAGCGAACAGGTTGAACCCTAGCAGCGTCAGATCCCAGAACTTCCGTGTCATGCCCTGCCTCCATGCCCCGCCTCGCGCGGGGCTTTTTCATGCGCGCCACCATGGCGCCGTTGCAATTGATGCCGGGACTCGACAGGAGCCCCGGCTGCCCTCCATCATTCGGCTTCCAAACCAAGAACGAGAGAGGGATTCGATATGGCGAGATACACCGCCGACAATGTGCATGTGCTTTCAGTAGAGGCGGTCGACCTGCCGAAGCGAGGAAAATGCCTCAAGGTTCGGCTCGCCTTCATCATGCCGAACGGCCTGGAGGGCGATGAGATCATGCTGGAAACAACCCGCATTGTGCACCGGTCCCAACACGACGAAGCCGAAGCTATCCGCGTTGCTCGCCATTGGTTCCTGCGCCTCTGTGAACTCGGCGTCGAGGCGATGGAGCCATTCAGGATTTCGGACGAACAGATGGCCGAGATCACGAAGGCTTAGCGCCCCGACGCGCGTTTCCACATTCATCGACCCAGAAGGCCTCGCTCTCCAGCGGGGCCTTTTCGCGCGGGACGTAGAACGTCGCCGTGACCGTGCTGCCGGTGCGGCTGGTGTCCACCGTGCACTGCATCTGGCCCGGTAGCCGTTTCCCGTCCGCATCGGCCAGCCAAGCGCCTCCGCCCTCGACCACAATCCTCAGCGCTTTCTCCGTCATGTGTCCCGTCCCCGCTCGCGCCTCCGTGGCGCCGACCCGGGCAGTATAGCAGCGATTCTGCGATGCGCGAAGTTCCCACGGCCATGAATTTCGCTATTGGCTAAGATTTCCCTTGCGGTTCATTTAGCTCATTGCTAAATTCTCCCTTGCCAGCCCACCGCAGACGCAGAGCGTGGGCCACATGGGGAGATAGAGAAATGGCAAACCAAGGCATCATGCACCTGGCCAACACTCCAGGCGGGCGCCCGCTCTGCAACACCAAGCGTGCGATCATGAGCACCACCCGCGATCAAGTGTCTGGATGGTCTCGCCTTTGCGCCAAGTGTGTCGCGATTGAGCAAAAATGGTCCGAGGAGAGGTCGCGCCGCGAAGCTGAGCAGGCACAGGCCCACGCCGCCAAGGTGTCGGCATGAACGCCCCCACCGACTTCACCGCCCACCCGTACCTCGGCCCCGTCAACTGGACGGCGCTCAAACGCATGACGCTGGACGACTACCGCCACGGCGGCCCGGTCGTCACGCTCGGGCCGAGGGATTTTCACCGCGTCGAGGCCGAGCCCTGCGCCACCGCCCGGGGGAATGCGTGACCGCCCCCGACCCCTTCTGCGCCCCCTGCGGCGACTGCCAAGGCTCGGGCCGCATCACCGAAGACGGGATGCTCCGGTACTGCCTGACCTGCGACAGCACCGGCAGCAAGGAAAGGTCGCGGATCGCCTCGACCAGCCCGGCCCAGAGCCGCAGCGACGGCGAGATCCGCACCATCATCGCCTATCGCAAGGCCATCGCGGCCTTGTCCCACGCCAGCACCATGCGCGGCCTGACCGGTCGCTGAGAGAGGACGAAATGAGCCCCGACGATGACACCACCCCTGCCGCCGTCCATGTCGGCGCGGCCATCAATCTCGCCATGAGCGGCGTGCTGATCCTCGAACGGCCCGTGCAGAATGCAAAGCTCAGCGACCTGCATGATGCGCTCCGCTATCTGGAGTGCGCGGCTCGCCAGACCCGCGATGCGATGGTCCGGCTGGCCCTCGATCACGAGGCCATGCAGGCGCAGGAGCCCGTCGCATGATCCGCGCTCACGGCATCATCGGCCTGCTGCCCAAGGCGGCGCAACCGGCCTTCGCCGCCCGCATCGCCGCCGGGGATCACTGCCCCGCCATCAATGACGCCGACCCGGTGCCCGCCGCGCTGACGGCCGAGGCCGGGGGCGTGTTTCGCAGCGTCCGGTCCGACGAGGCCCGCGAATGGCCCAATGCCTACCGCGAGGCCGTCGCCCGCCGCATCCGCGCCGAGTGCCCCGACGAGGACGCCCGCGCCAAGTGGATCTGCGCGCTGTCCGAAGATCTGCGCGTCATGCACAGGATCGAGGTGATCTATGGCCGGGAGGTCTTCCATGGCTGACCGCAGCATCATCTTCGCCATCGTGTTCGGCTTTGTCTGCGGGATCGCAGGCGCCATCGGCTTCTCCGCCGGGCTCGCCCTCACCAACGCCCAGACCCGCGCCGCCGATGCAGTCGTCAACCCCATGATGGAGTACTGAGACCATGGGTATCAAGATCACCCCCGCCACCGAGGCAATCCACGTCGATACGATCTGCATGACGATCTATTCGCAGCCCGGCCTCGGCAAGACCAGCCTCGCGTTCACTGCCTCGCGCCCGCTTCTGCTGGACTTCGACAAGGGGTCGCACCGGGCCGTTGACCGCAAGGACGTGGTGCAGGTCTCCGACTGGCGCGACATTGCCGGGATCACCGCTGCGGACGTGGAGCCCTACGACACGATCATCATCGACACGGCCGGCAAGGCGCTGGACACGCTGGCGCAGGACATCATCCGCGGCAACTCCCGCCTGTCCAACGGCGGCGCGCTCAGTCAGCAAGGCTGGGGCCAGCTTGGCGTCCGCTTCGCAGCTTTTCTCAAGATGCTGCGCGGCTTCGGCAAGGACGTGATCCTGATCGCCCACATGGACGAGCAGAAAGACGGGGACGCGATCAAGGAGCGGCTGAAAATCAGCGGCGGCTCCAAGGACCTGATCCTGACCGACAGCGACGTGATCGCCCGCATTTCGATCATCAGCAAGGCGCGATACCTGGTGTTTTCCCCGACAGAAACGGCCTTCGGCAAGGACCCCGCAGGCATGGCCGAAATGCCGGTCCCGGACGCCTCGGCGCCGGAGTATGCCGACTGCCTTGCCCAGATCCTCACCGCGATCAAGGACAAGATGAACGAGGCGTCAGACGCGCAGCTTGCCCACAAGCAGGAGGTCGCGTGGTTCGAGGAAAAGCTACCGCAGATGTTCAAGGCGGAGGAGATCAACGCGGTTCTCGGTCGCGCCAAGATGGCCGGTCGCGACGTGGCGAGGCTGGTTGTCGAGCGGGCCAAGCACCTCGGTATCAGACCCAAGCCAGCGCGCCCGTTCCCGGGCTCCCGCGACCACCACCTCAAGCGCAAGATCGGCGGCGGTGTCGTGCCGCGATGGAAGGAGTGACCCCGTGAAGAACAAGCTCACCGATCTGAACAATCACCTCTTCGCCCAGCTGGAACGCTTGGCCGAGGAGGATATGGCGCCCGAAACCTTGGACGCCGAAGTTAAGCGCGCTCAGGCCATCGTGTCTGTGGCCGACAAGATCACCAGCAACGCGGCCCTCCAGCTGCAAGCGGCGAAGCTTTTTGCCGAACATGGCGCGGGTGTCCTGCCGATGCTGCCGCAGATCGGAGGGCGTTCCGAATGAAGGGTCGGCAGATACCCTATTCAGAGGCGGAACTGCTTTGGATCAAGGGGCACCGCGATCTTCCGCGCCGGGAGACGCATGCCGCTTTCGTGGAGCGGTTCAATCGGCCTGACGTGTCCATGGGCAATTATGCCGCCCTTTGCAAGCGCAAGGGATGGCTGACAGGGCGGACCGGATGCTTCGAGAAAGGCATCGTTCCGCACAACAAGGGCAAGGCCATGCCATTCAATGCGGCGAGCGCCGCGACCCGCTTCAAGCCCGGTGCGCGGCAGGGGGTAGCAGTGAAGCTGTATCAGCCCATCGGGACCGAACGAACCACCCGCGATGGCTATGTCGAGCGAAAGGTGAACGACGATTTCCCGGCGCGCCGCAGGTGGAAGGCCGTGCATCTGATCCGCTGGGAGGCGGCGCACGGGCCTGTACCAGATGGCCATGCCCTGAAATGCCTGGACGGCGACAGGTCAAACACCGACCCGACGAACTGGGTGGCTATTCCCCGGGCCTTGCTCCCGCGGCTGGCGGGCGGTCGCTGGGGTAGGATGGCCTATGACAGCGCGCCAGACGAGCTGAAACCGACGCTTCTTGCAATCGCCAAGCTGGATCACGCCACCCGCGAGGCGAAGGCCGCCCACCTCACCCTCACCCAACAGGAGGCCCGCCATGGGTGACGATCTGCTGAAACGACTGCGCGACAACGGGCACAGCCTGACGCAGCGCGAGCGGTCGCAAGCCGCCGCCCGCATTGAGGCCCTTGAGCGCGAGCTTGCCGCTGCCCGCCAGATCGAGCGCAACGTGCAGGCCGCGCGTGAAGCGGAACACCAGCGCGCCGAGAAGGCATTGCGCGAACTGGCCGAGGCGAACGCGGATGCAGAGCGGCTGGCCAAAGCTGCAAGCGCGGAACGCCATTTCGGCCAACTGATCGCGGACGAAATCGAGATAGAGCCGGAGGAAACGACGTTTGTATTTTGCGTTATGCCAGAAGGTAGACCCGTGGCCGTCCGTTCGTGGGCCGAGGTCGCTGCCGAAACAGAAGCCGCCCTCGCCGCCCACGGCGCCCGCAAGGAGGGGAATGGATGAACATCATTGGCCCGATCTTCCTCATTTACATGGTCGTGTGCATGGCCGTTGTGCCGCTGTTCATCGCAGAGAGAGCCATCCAGATGCGCGATTGTCGGCTCATCCATGGCGCAGAATGCACTTGGCAGCTTGTCCCGAACACGGAGACCAATCATGACCGCTGACCTGTCGAAGGATGCTCTTGGTAAGCGCTACACCTTCCGAATGCTGCTGGAAACACTTTGGGGCGGGCACAATCCCGCGCCCGCCTGCTTCGGGATAGCGCGCGAGGTATGGCTTTCGGAGGCTGACCCCGCGCGAGTTGTTCACGGCTCAGGGCTTTCCGGCTGACTACGTGATCGAGGGCGTTTGGGGTGGTCTCGACACCGACACCCCGACCTTCCGCGAGTTCCCCAAGAACGTGCAGGTCAGCTGCTGCGGCAACTCCGTCTGCCCGCCGCTGGCCGAGGCCCTGGTCCGCGCCAACTGCGCGCACCTTGTCGTTGAAACCATCCCCCAACAGGAGGCCAGCCATGGCTAAGAACCAACTCCTGCCCTTCTGCGAGGGCGAATGGCGCGTGCCGTACTGGTGCCACGATCTTGGTTACATGCGCAGCAGCCAAGTCCTGCGCCTCATCAAAGCTAGCGCCGACATTATCCACCGCGCGCAGATGGACGGGATTGAGCACGTCGCGCCGATCCTGCTTGCGTTGCGCTGTTCTCCTGCGGAAGCCCGGAAACGGGTCGGCAAGGCGGTGTGGCGAAATGTCCATCACAGTGATTTGGCGCTGAACGTGGCGCGGGCCAATATCCTGCTACGGTCGCGCATCAAGCTTGCTGATCTTGTCGAGTTCCCGAAAGGCACGCTGCGCGAGGTTCTGGCAAAGGCGAAAGAAAACAGCGAGGCCGCCGTAACACACGCCGGCATCATCGCCAAGAACCGGCCAGAGTTTCGCGAGGCGGTTATGCTGGCCCAAGACACGATGCGCATGGGCGGCGATATCAACCGCCGCTGGTCTCTGCGCCGACTGCGCGAGGAGCACGACCGCCTCGCGATGGAATGGGCGCGTGAGAAGGCCGACCCGACGCCTTGGGCGGAACCTTGGTCCTGCGAAGTGGACGGCTTCACCTTCTCCCTTCTGAACAGCCGCGTGGCTTTCGCGGCCGAGGGCGCAGTCCAGCATCATTGTGTTGCGTCCTATGCCAGTGATGCGAAGGCGGGCCGCTACATCATCATGCGGGTCGAGGGGAAGGAGCGCGCCACCGTTCGGTTCGGCGGGCACCCTGCCCGGGTTCAAGAGGTGAAGGGACGCTACAACGCCAGAGTTTCCGAAGCCTGCCTGCGCGCCTGCGAGAAGGTCTGCGCCGAGCACATGGAATCTGTCCCCAAGGAGGCCCGCCATGCCCGGTGACCCCAGCCCGCTCAATCGCCGCTTCATCGACAGCCGGGGCCGCATCATCACCGGTCGCGATGCGATGAGGATGTATCCGAACCCGCGCTTCTTCATGCGGCCAAGCGCGTCTCAGTCGCTGGATGAGTGCCGCGCCGTGCTTCACCGCAACTGCGACGAGGCCGCCCGCGTGGTCGAGATGCTGCGCGCGACGGCCAAGTTCGACAAGAAGGCGCCCATCATGGGCATGGCCGCAAAGCTGCACGACTTCCGCGTGTCCATCGACATTTCCGGCGGCGAGTTCGGCCGACCGTACCTGTGGGAGGAATGACCATGCGCTGCTACCACACCGAACTGCTGGACCAGCTCTGCGACGAGCCCGACCCCCTCGGCACCGCCCCCGGCGACACCTGCGGGCGCGTCCAGCCGCCCGACGAGGACGCCCCTCGCGGATACCGGCCCCGCCCGTGCGGCGGCGAGATGATCGACAGCGACGGCGTGGCCGTCTGTGACACCTGCGGAGAGACGGCATGAGCGATGATCTGCTGAAACGACTGCGCGACAACGGGCACAGCCTGACGCAGCGCGAGCGGTCGCAAGCCGCCGCCCGCATCGAGGCCCTTGAGCGCGAGATCGCCGCCGAGCGGGCGCTGGCCGACAAGGCCATAGCGGCAGAGCAGGCCCGCGCCACCGCCGCCGAGGCCGCGCTTGCCGCCGCGAACGCCAAGCTCGACACGCTGGGCCGCCTCCTGTCGGCCGACGGCGTGGAGCGGTCTGTTACGGCCGACGCGCTGGAGAACAACGGAGCGCCTGACTGGCTGTCGGCCGACATGCCGCTGGTTCCGGTGTGCGACGTGAAGGCCGACCGGGAGGCGCTGATCGCGGCGACGCTGGAGCAGGCGGCAATGATTGCGGATCACATCGACACGATGGGCGATGATGGAAGCGGCAAGTGGATCAGGGACGAAATCCGCGCGCTCGCCACCCAGCCCCAGACCGACGCCCTCGCAGCCCGTGACGCCAAGATGCGGGCAGAGGGGATGCGGATGGCGGCGAAGATTGCGGTCCCCGTTGAGCGCAGCACGATAGGCCACCAGTCGGAATTTGCCGAAGGGGCCAGACATGCAAGCTGGCGGATCAACAAGGCCATCCTCGCCGCCGCCGAGAAGGAGGCAGGCCATGACTGAGGCGCCACGCGAGATATTGGCTTGGACATTCAATGAGTGGGGCTCCGCTTGGAATGTTGATCCAGAGGAGGCCCCTCCAGATGCCACCCGCTACGTCCGCGCCGATGCGATCCCCCTCTCCGACGCGCTCGCCATCCCGGAGGTGGCGGCGCTGGTGGAGGCGGCCTGTCGGCTCTGCAACGAGCTTGAGATGCCAGGCGAGCGCGGCGTCCTGCACAATGTGCCTGGCGCCATTGCGGAGACCCGCGCCGCCCTGCGCAAGATCGAGGAGGGCCGAGGGTGAGGGACATCAGCGCCGCCATCGGCATTGGGATCACCATAGGCCTGTGGACACTCATCGTGGGCGGGTTCGGCTACGGCCTGGCCCGCGACAACATCCACCGCGACCTCTACGAGCGCGGCCTCATGGTCCAGTGCCTCGGCCAGATCGGCTATCACTGGGAGTGCGAGGAGCCGCAGCCATGACCCAGCGCGCCACCATCACCGCCGCCGCCATGCGGGAGGCCATCGCCGCCGCGAAGCAGGGGGTGCGGGTCCGCATCAAGCCGGACGGCGAGACCATCATTGAACCGGCGGCCGTTCAGCGCGAAGATGACGACGACGGCCAGAGCTTGGTGAGCATGCGGCGATGAAGAAGCACCTGCCGCCTTATGTGTACCCGAAGGGGAAGCGCGGCTATCTCTATTTCACCCGCGGCGGGCAGACAACCCGGATGCAGGCACAACCGGGGACGCCAGAGTTCGCCGCGGAATATGCGCTGCTGCTGCGGGGCAGGGCGCCGGTGCCACCCGGAAAGACATACAGGGCGCTGATCGCCAGCTATCGCAAGGATCACCGGTTCTCCAGGCTTACGCCTCGCACGAAGGCCGACTATGACAAGGTGCTGACCTTCATCGCTGACCGGCTTGGGGATCACGACCCGACGAAGACGAGGCACTGGACCATTGTCGAATGGCAGCGTGAGAACGCCGGGGCAATTCGGTTCGCAAACTATCTCGTGCAGATCCTGAGCATCTTGTTCAAGCACGCGAAGAGGCTTGGATGGCGCGAGGACAACCCCGCCGAGGGGGTCGAAATGCTGAAATCCGCGGCGCCACGGCGCGAGGCATGGCCCGCCGACAAGGTAGAGGCCTACCGCGCCAAGGCCACCGGCCCGGCGCTGCTGATCTTTGAATTATGCCTCGGAACCGGACAGCGGATCGGTGATGTGCTGCGCATGCGCTGGAATGACATCGACGGCGGGCGCATCCATGTCAAGCAGGGCAAGACGGGCAATGAGGCATGGGGGCCGATCACCTCGCACCTGCGCGCAGCGCTCGACGCAACTCCGAAGCGCGGGCTCACGCTGGTGACAAACCCTGACGGCAGGCCGATGGCGTACAAGACCGCGCAGGGGCACGTCATGCGGGCGCGAAAGCTGGCGGGCTGCGAGGGCCACGATATCCACGCCCTCCGCCACACGACCGCGCAGTATCTCGCTGGTCTCGGGTTCACGGACGAGGAAATCATGTCCGTGACGGGTCACACCAACACGGTGACGCTGCGGCGGTACACCGCCAGCGCGCGGCAGAACGCGCGATCTGCGGCGGTCACGGCTCGCGTGAACAGAACGGGACCAGAACGTGACTCTTGAAACGGGCGTTGAAACGGTCGGTGCCGCCCCTTGCACATCACGCGCTAACGTGATGGAATCATTGGGCGGGGCCGCTTGCTGGAATGGTAGACAGACCGGACTTAAAATCCGCTGACTGATCTGTCGGATACACAAACGAATAAGACCAATGGGTTAGCGCTCATTGGTCTTTTTTGTGCCTGAAAGTCCCCTGTAGCCTAATCAAGTCCGATACCGGTGGCACAGTTAGGGACCATTAAAAAGAGGGACCTGCGGTTACCCTAAGGTATCCCTGAGACAGACAATCATGAATAATATCAATCAAGTACCCAAACCTCTGGAGACCCAGAGTGACCTTGAGTACTCCTTCCGCCGCTTGACCATGAACCGTGTCGCGGAAGGCCGGTCTCGGGGCATCTCGATGGCCCCCTTGAGCCGCTTGGTCCTGGCCAACGTGATCGAGGACTTCGTCAAGACCCATACCGCCTGGCTCGATGAGAGTTTGAAGGGAACCCCGGGCCGCTACGCCATCGCAGCCACCTACCTCAAGGACATCCAGCCGGAGGTATTGGGCCTCCTCACCATCGCCGCCCTTACCCAGAGCGCCGTCATCTCAGTGGATGCGGATGGTCTCACGTCTGTCGCGGTCACCCTGGGAACCCGGGTTCAACACGAGTTCCTCGCCGCGGAGTTCGAGAGGGATCACCCGGAGCTCGCCAAGACGATCCTCGACGACTTCAAGCGCCGGGGTCTTCCCGCTGACAAACGCCTGGAATACCTGCAAGCCGCTGCCAAACGTGCCGAGCAGCCGTGGACCTTGTGGGCCACCTCGGTGCGCCTGCATATCGGTCTCCGCCTCATCGACACGCTGCGGACGGTCCTCCCGGGGGCCTTCGAGATTTTCAAGCGCCGCCACGGGCAGCACTACATCGACTGCATCGCGCCGACCAACGCCTTCCTGGAGCAGCTCTCGGAGCTCTCCGAGGCCCTCGCCGTGATGAGTGCCATCAAGCCGCCCATGGTATCCCCCCCGATCCCCTGGGCCGCTGGGAGGCTCTCCGAGGGTTGCCACCTGACCCATCACACCCCGCCGTACCCGATGGTCACCAATGTCCGCCGTGGGCTCATCCGCCGGATGGAGCGTATGGCCGAGGCTGGTGAGCTGGATACCCCGCTCGCCGCGATCAACGCCGTTCAGGGTACGGCCTGGGCGATCAACGGGCCGGTGCTGGACGCCGTCCGCTACGTGTTCGACCGCGAGATACATTGCGGTTCCCTGTCTTCCATGACCCCGCAGGACCCCCCGCCGACCGAGCCGCGCCACGCAACGCTCCCCGCGGATCACCCGGAAATCCTGGCGCTGAGGGCGGCGCGGGCCAAGGCACACGACCACAACCGCAAGATCATCGGGGGGAGGGTGACCGCGCTGCGGGCCTTCGCCCTCGCCGAACGCCTCCGCCACCACCCGGCCATCTACTTCCCCCACCACTTCGACAGTCGGGGGCGGATGTATCCGGTAACGACGAGCCTCCACCCGCAAGGCGCTGACCACGTCCGGGGACTCCTCAGGTTCGCTGAGGGTAAACCCCTGACCGAGGAGGGTCTCCGCTGGCTGGCGATCCACGGGGCCAACTGCTGGGGCGCGGACAAGCTCCAGCTGGAGGATCGGGTCGCCTGGACCCAAGCCGCCTTGCCGCGCATCCGCTCGGTGGCGGAAGACCCCACGGGAGACCTCTGGTGGACCCATGCGGACAACCCGGCGCAATTCCTGGCCTTCTGCCTGGAGTACGCTAACGCCGAGGTCGGAAGCCTATCATACCTGCCGGTCGCCCTGGACGCCACCTGCTCCGGTCTGCAACACCTCTCGGCCATGCTGCGGGATGAGGTCGGAGGGCACCACGTAAACCTCACGGATAACCCCGAGAGGCAGGACGTGTACCGGGCGGTGGCTGAGGTAGCCACGACGGACCTAGAGGCCTCCAGGGAGTTCCTGGGGCGTCTCTGGGCCACCCACAAGCTCCTCGACCGCGGTGTTGCCAAGCACCCGGTCATGGTCAAGCCGTACAGCGGGACCATGCTGGCCTGCCTGAACATGGTCGAGATGGAGATGGATGAGCGCCGCGGAAACGGCCTGGTGCTGCCGGTGGACGACGAGGACTACAGCCGGTTCATCGCACTCGGCGCCGGGGCCATCTGGAAGGCAATCCCGAAGGTGGTCTCCGCCGCTGACGCTGCGATGGGCTGGGTGGCTTCCGTCACCTACGCCGCGGCCTCGTCGGGGGCGATCAGCCGGGTCTCTTGGGTGTCACCCGCGGGTTTCCCTGTGGAGTACCGGCGGATGAACACCGCCAATCGCCGCATCAAGACGGTCTTCGCCGGGCAGGCGTACCGCCCCTCATACACCGAGGAGCTGGAGACCCTGGATGCCCGGCGGATGCGCCAGGGTGTTGCCCCGAACCTCGTCCATAGCCTCGACGCCGCACATCTGATGTTGACGGTGCAGGCGGCCCTGGCCGAGGACATCACCTCTTTCGCCGTCATCCACGACTCCTTCGGTGTCCACGCCTCGGACACCGCCCGGTTCTCCCAGATCATCCGCGAAGAGTTCGTTCGGATGTACGAGGACCACGACGTCCTGTCGGAATGGGCTTCGGGGGTTGTCCCCAAGTTGCCCCCTGCGGTGCTCGAAAAGCTACCGCCTAAACCTGAGCGGGGAACCCTCGATATTCGAGGCGTCCTCCGCAACGCATTCTTCTTCTCGTGATTGAGGGGAAGCGGACGCCCAGCCGCACTGGTCCAACACACAGAGGTTATTAATGACCCGCACCAATACCGCCAGCCATGAGCCCTCCAGCCGGTTCACTCAAGCCGGGACGGAGTACGAGCCGCTGACGGCCCATTACAACCGTCGGAAGATCGACGACCGCTACGAAGTCGTCGTCCGCGCCCGGGTCCAGGAGACCAGCGTTGGCGCCACCGACCCCGATCAACCGTCCTTCGCCCCGTGGCGTTGGGTCGTCTTCGACGTGAAGAACCGCCGGGAAGAGGCGGTGGCTCGCGTCCGTGAAATCCGCGAGGGGAACGCATGAGCGCACTCGTAAGGTACGTAGACCCGATCACAAGGGGGGCGTACTATTCAACCACCGGGCCGCTGCCCCCGGGGACTGTCCAAGCCCCCGGGGGGCCCAAGAACCCCATCCTGACCCCGTATGATCGGGCGGCTGTGCAAGCCGCGCAGGAGGCGGCGGAGGCGGTGGCCGCAGATGCTGCCCAGGTCGAAGGCTGGGCGGCTGCTGTGGAGATGTCTGCGGAGGACGCTGAGGAAATCCTTGCGACCATGCTGGCCTCCAGGATCAGGCCCTTCACCTCCCTGAGCGCCTTCACCCTGTCTCAGCTTACGTATACCGAGGGTTCCCCCTATACGGTCTACGCCGGGGATCGGATACTGATATACGGGGTGGGGACGCTCACCATCTCACCCAGCACCGCCACGGACCATAGCTACACCACAGCCGGTGGAGCCAAGGCGACCATGGACCAGCTGAACCTGACGTCACCAGCTGTTGGCGCTTATCGCACACCGCTCGACATCGCGCATTATGCGGCGCAGGGCGTTGGAACCGGGCCGGTGGCCCTGGCGCTCCACGGCTACACGCAGACCTCGCGGCTGGCGCAGTTCGACAACGTTGGCGGTAGCATCGCCCTGGGTGGGTATGTCCTCGGTCTCCGCCGTGGGAACAACCCGATCCGGCGGGTGGACCAGCCTGGCACCTACGTGGGTGACTGCGGGTTCCTGCGGTGCAGCTACGACCTGTTCACCCCGAGCGTGGTGTTCGATGGGTCGATCAGCGGGAACGTGTTGACCGTCTCGTCCATGACGTCCGGGACGATCCTCCCCGGCCTGTACCTCATCTGGGATGGGGAAGATAACGGGACGACGGTCGTGACCCAGACCTCAGGTGACCCTGGGGGTGCCGGTACGTACACTGTCGCGCTCCGAGGTTCCACCGCCGCATCACAGACCGTCTCCTCGCAGGAGATGACCGCTCTGACCAAGTCGGAAGTCCTGGCGTTCTACATCGGGCGGTACGGCGAGTTCGGGTGGTCCACAGATCGCGCCCAGTTCACCACGGGATACTCCGGGGGCTTCTACGCCTTCAACTTCACCGCCCCCAACCAGACCGGCGCCATCATGACGCTGGGCTCGTCCTCGGGCGCCGTCCTGAACATCCTGGACAGCGTCCCGGTGTCCGGGTTCGGAACGCGGACGGACGTCGTATCTCCCGCGAACCAGACCTCCGGTCTCCGCCTGGAGTCTGCGGCAGGCGGTATCGACATCGCCCCGGCATCTGGCACGACAACCATCCGCGGAAACATCAGCACCCCGAACGGTACGTCGATGACGATCACCGCCGTCGGGGCGCAGCTGAGTCTCAACGGGTCTTCGGGGGTCCGGTCGCTCGCGCCGTTCCAGCTCCCTGTGTACACCACGGGCACCCTCCCGAGTGCCGCCGCCTTCTCAGGTCATACCGTAAGGGTCTCTGATGGAGACTCCGGGGACCCCTGCCTCGCCGTTTCCGATGGAACATCCTGGTTGCGCATTCCCTACGGCGCAGCTGTCTCAGCCACGTGATCTGGAGCTACCTATGCCGGATATTGAAACCATCATCACCCCCTACGAGCTCCTCGTCCGCTTCACCCCCACCGGGGAGGTCGCAGGGGCCCACCGACAGGATATTGTCTTCATCGTCTATGACGGGGGGACAGTCGGCTCGAAAATCCTGGACCCGCGGCCCATCACCGCCGAGGAGTGCGCCGACGTACTTGGCGCAGCGGGGGCGACCATTCTGGAGCAGCTGGCCCGCGTCGAGGCAGAGCTCGGGGCGCAGCGGGAACTTGCGGCTCAGGAGACAAAACGCGCAAACAACGCCGAGGCGCAGCGCGATACCGCCATTGAAGAGGTCTCGCGCCTCATGGCGGAAATCTCGGCGAACACGACTGAGCTCAATGCGGTCAAGCAGAGCTCGGAAGCCGCCGCCGCTGCAAACGCTGCGCGGCTCGCCGGTATCGTGCAGTACCTCGAACGTCAGGAAGGTGCTGAGGACGTGCAGCCTGCAATCCCCCGCCCCGAGGGGGAGGGGTGGTCCGTCAGGTGGGACGGCTGGGACCTCCACATCAACAAGGCCGATGCCGTGGCCTTCCAATCGCTGGAGGGTGTCGGGCCGACCCTCGCAGCCCGCCTGGTCGCGGCGCAACCCTTCGACAGCTTCGACGCGCTGAGCGCGGTCTCCGGCGTCAGCCCGGCAATGGTCGAAGAGTGGAAGCTCACCCCAGGCCTCGCGCTCTAACCTGAGGATACCTCATGAACAACACAAGCAAGCCTGCCACCAAGCGTCTGCGGGCCTTCATCGACCCGCGGAACGGCGAGCGGTATTTCGCCCTCGAACCGCGGGTGATCCCCGAGGCGGAACCGGCGACGAAGGGGTCGAAGCGGGCCAAACCCGCCAAGGAGACCCTGCCCGAGCAGACCCTGCCCGAGCAGACCCTGCCCGAGCAGACCCCCGCGGAGCCCCCGGAACCGCCGCAGGGGGACGATGCGCCTGCTCAATGACGAAGTCGATGATCTGACGCTCGATGAGCTGATCAACGACCACGGGGCATCCCTTGTTTTCATGGGGGATGCCTTCTCTCTCCGCATCGGCGGAACCGAACTCTTCCGGCGGGAGCTGGACGAGTGTGACCTTACCCTGAATGATCTCGAATGAGCAAGAAACGCTTCAAGACGCCCCCGGGCGTTGCGGTCTTCCCCGCCCTCTATCGCCCCGACACCAAGTTCGACGAGCTGGGCTCCTACAAGGCGGACATCCGGCTGGACCCCAAGCTCCCCGAGGTGAAGGCCTTCCTGGATACCCTGAACGTCGCCTACCGCGAGGCCACCGGCAGCGCCCACCCGAAACGGGCGGACTCGGCCAACAAGCGGGCGGTCTACTACCACGAGACCGACAAGGAAGATGAACCCACCGGCTTCATCGTCGTCAAGATGCGCGTCAAGAACAAGCGCAAGCGGGACACGGGTGAACTCTGGGATCGTCGCCCGGCGCAGTTCGACGCCGCCGGGAAACCCATCGCCAACGCCAAGAAGATCGGCGGGGGCAGCGTGATCCGGGTCTCGGCGGAGGTCTACTCCTACGGCAAACCCGGGGACATGGGCTTCTCGCTGCAACCCCTGGCCGTCCAGATCATCGACCTGGTCGAGTACGGTGGCCGCGCCGAGACCGCCAGCGACTACGGCTTCGACGAGGAGGAAGGCTACGTCGCCCCCGACGAGCCCGAGTTCGGCGGCGATGACGGTGATGACGGGGACTCGATCCCCTCGACCTCGGACGACGAAGACAGCCCCGACTACTGATGTCGTCGGAGCTGGACCGCTTCCGGTCTGGCTTTGAACGGAGGGTGTCCCGGCAGCTCGAAAAGGCCGGGGCATCCTTTGAATACGAAAGTCTCAAGGTGAAGTACCAGTGGCCCCCGAGGGACGCCACGTACCACCCCGACTTCATCATTCAGACCCGTTCCGGGAAGCTGCTTCTGATCGAGTCCAAAGGCCTGTTCGTGGCCAAGGACCGCCAGAAGCACCTCCTGGTCAAAGCCCAACGCCCGGACCTCGACATCCGCTTCCTGTTCATGAGGTCCGCAACGAAGATCAGCAAGACCAGTTCGACCACGTATGCGGCCTGGTGCGAGAAGCACGGGTTCAAATACGCCGACCTGGTGATCCCCCAGGAGTGGCTCGACGAATGACCGATGACGCCGCCCACCTCCTGCGCAAGGATCGGTGCATCAACCCATCCTGCGGGTCTTCGGACGCCATGGCGATATACTCCGATGGCCACGGCTTTTGCTACAGCTGCCAGACCCGATTTTCCTCCCGCAAGCTGATCGCCGCCGGGGTCGAAGGGGTTCCCGAGGGTGGCGACGACGCGGACTACAGCCGCGCAAGGAACACCATGACGCACTCTAGCGCAGGCGCTCGGATGATCCAGGGTAAACCCCAGGCACTCGCCAAGCGCCGCCTCACGGAGGACACCGCGTCCAAGTGGGGCTACAAGGTGGGCGACTTCAACGGACGCCCCACTCAGTTTGCGGAAATCCGCGACGACGAGGGGCGGGTCATCGCCCAGAAGCTCCGCCTGCCCTCCAAGGACTTCCCCTGGCTGGGTGACAAGGACGCCGCCCCCGGCCTGTGGGGCAAGCACCTGTGGAGCGGCAAGGGCAAGAAGATCATCATCACCGAGGGCGAGATCGACGCCATGACGGTGTCGCAGCTCCAGGAGCACAAGTGGCCCGTGGTGTCCGTCCTGAGGGGTGCCGGTGGTGCCTACAAGGACATCAAGCGGGAGCTCCAGTGGCTCGACGGGTACGAGCAAGTCGTGCTCATGTTCGACAACGACGAGGCCGGTGCAGAGGCGACGGAAAAGTGCGTCCCCCTGTTCAAGCCCGGTCGGGTCTTCGTGGCCACGCTGCCCCTCAAGGACCCCTCGGAGATGCTCCAGGCGGGCCGTGGGCGGGAACTGATCGAGGCCATCTGGCAGGCCAAGCCCTGGCGCCCGGATGGTGTCGTCAACGCCGCCGACCTGTGGGACCTGTTCAACGCCGAGGATGACCCCGGGATGCCGTACCCCTGGGAGGGGCTGACCACCATGACCATGGGCCTGAGGGCCCGGGAGTTGGTGACCCTCACCGCCGGGTCCGGCATCGGCAAGTCCACCGTCTGCCGCGAGCTCGCCCACTGGCTCCTGGCCCACGGCGAGACCGTCGGGTACATCGCCCTGGAGGAGAGCAACCGCAAGACCCTCAAGGAACTCGTGGGCCTCCTCCTGAACCGTCGCCTCCTCCAGGCGCCGAAGGAAGGGCCGGACGCCGTCCCCGCGGAAGACCTCAGGGCCGCCTTCGAGCAGCTCACAGCCGGTAACCGCCTGTTCCTCTATGACCACTTCGGATCGCTGAACAGTGAGCGCCTGCTGGGGCACATCCGCTACATGGCGGTTTCCCTGGGGGTTCGCTGGGTCGTCCTGGACCACCTGTCCATCGTGGTATCAGGTGACGAGAGTATGACCGATGAGCGGCGGGGGATCGACCTCGCCATGACGAAGTTGCGCTCCCTCGTCGAGGAGACCGGCATCGGCCTCATCCTGGTCTCACACCTCAAGCGCCCGGACGGCAAAGGCCACGAGGAAGGCGCCCCGACGTCCCTCGCGCAACTCAGGGGTTCCGCGGGTATCGCCCAGCTGTCTGACATGGTCGTCGGCCT